GTTGTTTTACAGCATTATCTACTTTCACTCCTGCATCAGATAAAGCATCTAAAGCTCTAGTGGGATCTTTTAAAGCATCTCCTACTTCTCTAGCACTATCAGCAAATTGTTGTATTGAAGCTGCTGCTGCACTAGCAGCAATAGAACCAGCAAAACCTCCACCTGGACTCATAGCCTCTCCAATACCACCACCTAAACCACCAGCAAGTGCTTGTAGTGGCCCACCACCAAATAACAAAGGAAAACCACCACCTATTAATGCACTTTGTCCAATCCTAGCTCCTCTTCTCCTATTACTAGCTTGTGCTGTTTTAGCTTTTTGTTGCTCTGCTTTTAGTTGAGCTAAGTTTTGTTTGGTTATTTTTTGCTCTATTCCTAATTCTTTTACCGCAATTTGTTGGTGCGTTCTTGCTAAAGTTACTTCTCCTCTTATATCTGCTAATTTTGCTTTTTGTAAAGCTGCCATAGCTCTATCAGTTTTAATTCCTCTTCCTTTTGCTCTTAATATTTGACTTTCAATATTCCTCGTTTTTGCCATCGAAGCTCTTTCTGCTTCTGATAATTTAAGAGAATCTTGTTTTAATTTATTATCTTTAGTTGCTGAACCACCAGCACCACCACCAGTTTTATTTAAAACATTAACTTTTGAACTTATCTTGTCTATCTTTCTTAGTAATGCGTCTACTTGTTTTAAACCTTTTACATTAATCTCTATATCTGCCTTTGCTGACTGTGCCACGACTAAAAAACAAAAGGTTACTTTATTCTATCTTATCTTCTCCGTTTTGCTTTTTCAAATTCTTTTTCTTGTTCTTCATTAATTACTTGAAAATATGAACTCCAACCTATAAGTTCATCTAAAGTCATATCTCTTACTTCTCTTAAACTTTTTCCCAACTCTTTAGCTACACCAAATTGAAGCATCATTAAATTATCTCTCTTCAACTCAGCAGTTAGTCTTTTGGGTCGATTGTTTCCTCTTCTTCTGTAATAACTGCAAGCATTAATTTCTGCAAATCACTATCTTTTACCTCATTTTTTAATACATCAATTTCTCCTGCACTAAATAATTTTCTGCCAGTTTCGTCTATTGCTTTTGCAAGTAATAATTGCAAAGGAAAATTAGTATTATCATCTTTAGAAAGCCTTTGTGCTCTTTCTCTTTCTGCCATTGTTAATGGTGCTACATACATCTCGAAGATAGAACCATCAGATAATTCCACTTCTTTTTTTATTGGTTCAAGATTTGCAGCTTTTCTTAAACGATCCAATGCTGATAGATTGCTTGCCATAAAATAAAATTAATATATTGATATTCTAATGCAAAACATGAAAAAACCCCAGATAATCTGAGGTTCGTTAAGTTATGCTAATTTAACTAACTTTTAGATAGGTCAAATGTAGGAGCAGCACTAGGTCTGAAGGCTATTTCTACAACCTGTCCGTCATCTGGGTTTACATTGAAACTTGCAGAAGTGAGAATGATGTCAGCAGTAATTGATCTACTTGCAGTTTCATCTACGTTTGCACCACTCATCTGACGATCAATATAAAGTTTTACCTTTGCACCAGCTTGTTGACGTTGGATAACATCTTCAACCATTCTACTAGATAGTAATGTGTCATCATCTGTTGAGTAAACACTAGCAGAACCACTACCATCAGCAAAACCTGAGATAAAAGTTCTAAATGGTGCGGTTTGAGTAACAGTCTGACCAATACTTGTTACGTCAATTTCTGCTCTGGTTATCTCGAAACTCCATTCTCTTACAGATCCAACAACTAATGGTTTTGTAAATGTAATACTTGCAAAAGTTCCTGCTGTAAAAGTAGGTGCTGCTGAAGCTGTTATTGCTGCTCCCCCTGCGGTGGCAGAAACAGTCATAACACCAGTTGAAGCATCATAAGTTTTTACAAAATGATCTCCTGCTGCAATACAGTTAGTTACTGTTGATCCTCCTGGATATGCAAGTGTTACTGTATCGTTAACTTTGTAACCCAACTGAGTTCCTACAGTAATGTTTCCTCCTGATGAAGGAAAAGCTGTAGCTAAGAGAGTTGTTACGCTTGTACCAGCAGGAGAATAATATAACGCTCCCGAAGTACCCGATAGAACTGTAGCCATGATTAATAATTCTAAGGTTTGAACATACGGGTACTACCCGATATGTTTATAGGATAGCGTGAATTATAGTAAAGATTCAAGAAATTACTGTAGCTTGAAAATTTGTTTCGATTGTTGATACAAAGAATGGTCTATCATCTGCAAAAGTAGGCCCAGTTACCTCTCCAGTTCTTACATGAATACCACTTGTAGGCTGACCTGTATTATTTAATGTTTCAATAGCTGTAAAGGCTGTATCAATTAATGTTTGACTTCTAGCTGGCCCTTTATCTTTTTCTGCAAAAGCTCTAACAGTAATAATTCCTCTTACATTATCTAAAGAAGCGGTTAATCCTACTTCGGTAGTAAGTCCAAATTGAACATTTACATAAACAAATTCGCTGTCAGCATCCGATGTTACATCACCAAAATTATCAAAAAATACTGGTACAGCAGGAGATAATGCTCCATAAGCTGTTTTGATTGGTGCTTCAAATTTTGATCTAATTCCTTGATAGTTCATTTAAAACCTTTACTTCTTGTTTTTACTTTTTGAATAGCTTTATCTACCTCAATTTTAACAGTTTTATCCAATTCGCCTCCTCTTTCAAATTTTAGTAACCAATCAACGGGTGCTGTTCTACTGGAAACACTTTCCTCACTACCTCCACCAATATCATATCTTAATGTTTCACCTGGTTTTCTGCCTGTGTCAGTTTGTACCCATTTTCTACCATCAGCTATTGGTACAGGAGTAAATCTTTTAAATCTTCCAGGCACTTTATCCTCTGCATAGCCTTTATGATCAGCAGTATTAACAATGTTAAAACTAATTCTATCTTTACCAAGAATAGCTCTTGTAACTGATTTTCCTGATAATCTTGGCACTTTAATCTTAGCTGGAGCACCTGGTTGTTTTGTACCAGAAGATGTTCTACCAGCACCTGTAATTTGCCAAGAATTAGAATATTCACCTGTCCAAACTGGCCCTTTCTTTTGTAACTTAGTTACAGTTTCCTGTGCTGCGTTTAAAGGTCCTGTATATGCGACACTTGCAGCCCAACGATCAAGTTCTTTAAGAAATATTGGTAATCCATTTTTAGGTTTTGCCATTTATTGTGGCCTCGCAATAACTGTATGAAGTATAGGATTATCTCCTCTCGATGTATTGATACTAATAATTCTTGCAACTTTATTTACCCCATCTGCTGCATATTGAATCCTATCTTTAACTTTTGGATAATATGTTCCTAACTCTTTATTACCAAAAATAATCTTTAAATCATTTGTCTGACTTGTACCTTCATAAGTAGATCCAGATACATTACTAATTAATGCTTTCATAGAAACATTAGTATCAGATCCACTTACTTCTCCTGTAGTTGTATTATATGTCTGAGATGTAGCAGTTTTAATATAAGTAACATCAATACCAAAACTTCCTAATAACTGTTCTGGCAAACTTTTAAATGTATTGTCTATAAACGACATATTATCCTCTGACTACCCTCATTTGAAAAGATCCTGCTCCACCTAGCATATACGCTCCAAGATAACTTTGTAACCAAGGGTAAACATCTAGAATATTATTAATAGAACCAGTACCTTGACTAGAAGTACTGAATTTAACTGCTAAATCTCCTAATTTTGCTTCAGAAATATTACCCTCCTTTCCAGTAGTACCTGTAATAGCATCTGTATCATTTGCCAAAGCTCTAGCTAGTTCATACTGTGCATATTTAATATTATTAGGAATTTTTGAACAAGCTAATTCAACACCATCTACCTGATAATTATTTCTTGGAAACTTTAATGCTTGTCCGTCATCACATCTATCGCCATAGTAAACAAAGCTATCAATCCATCTGGTAGCTGCTATTAATGATCTATTTTTTTGGTCAACAGTTTTATCATCCCAAGTTGTTGAATCTGGAACTGTTTCAAAATAACTATTAGCTTCAGTCAATGTGACATAGCTATTAGCATTTTCTCCTTTAACAGTTGCATTTATGGTAGCTGCCACGATCTATAAAGTAATTTAGTTTTATTGTAGCGTAAAGAAAAAACCCCACCAATAATTGATGAGGTTTATTGACCACCAATTTAATGATATTAAGGATTAGTACCTGTATCAAGTGGTGAGTTAACAATTAGCTCGACTATAGGAATTAAATCAGCATCGTATGTGATTGCCCAGTTGTTATCGTTAGCTAATAGAGCGTTAGTTGGGTTGTCAGCAGCGTTAGTCCACTTAGTTCCCATAACGTGATAAGCACTATGATAATCAACAGACATAACATCTTGCTTAGATAAGATGTTTCTATCTGATTCAATGTTTAGTGGAGATTGCTCACCTTCAAGAATTGTTCCTGACTTAATTAAGTAGCAACGGAACTCTTTCTGAT